ACACCAGCACCTAAAGACTTAGAATCCGCGATGTCATCTCTCAATAAATCTTGAATTGTAAACAATTCGTTGTACATATTAGATGGCAATAAAAGAACTCGTTTTCCATCATCTGGAATGTTCATTTCGTCTAACAATTTAGATGCGTTTAAAATATCCTGCAAAACTAGCTTGTTTCTATTACCAGTTGAACCAGCAGGACCGTTTCCAGAACCAGCCGAACCAGAAGTTGTAACGATACGAGCTGACGCATCAGATGACCAATCGTAAGCAGTATTTAAAGCAATTTCTTCTTTAAGTTTGTTTACGTGTTGAAACATGATAGATTCTCTTTTCTCGTATGAGTTTTGAATATCTTCTATCCTACCAACTCTTACAGGGTCAACAGAGTAATCGTCTAGGTTATAATCCAAAGTTGTATCTGTTCTTGATTCAACTGTCGCTGGATATACCGCTCTGTTTTTAGTTACTCCTGACAACGTACCAGCTTGCGGAACGTGTACTGTTTTGTTAACCACAAATTGATCGTGGCTTCTTGATTTATTGATGAACTCATTTTGACCATCGAATAATTGCTCTTCGATGTCTTTTGCCCAATCTTCTGTTAATACTGACATGTTTTATTTTTTACGTTAATTAATCAATTTGTACAGACGCTCCGTCAGGCAAAAATGCTGAACCATCGTAAGTGAATGATTGCGTCTTTGTTTTACCAGCTACACCAGTGATTGTTGCAGAAGTAATTCCTGTTCCAAAAATTGTTGTTTCTGTTCCGTTAGTTTTTGACTTTACGAATAGTCGAGCGCCTTTTTCAAGCTCTGAACTTAAAGTCAAGTTTAAAGTTCTGTTTCCAGTCGCCTCAACAGTTACACCGTCAACGATAGTAAAATAGTTGACGATAGTCAAAGCCTGTGCGCCTGTAGCTGTTAAAGCTAAATCGGTTGGAGCCGCTGCCCATGGCGCTTTGATTGTTCCTTGATTTCCCATTTCTTAAAATTTAATTATTCAGCAGCTACAAAAGACGCATGATCTTTTCCGTAGTACTCTTTATATTTAGCAAAATAAGCTGTCTCGCTAATTGCTTTTACTCTGTCTAATTCTCCAGCTTTGTCAAGCTCTCTCCAGTTCTTATCTTTAAGATCGGCTGGCAATTCGTCTTTTGAAGATGGAGCTTTTTTACCTTCTAATTGTGCTACAACGTTAGGCGCTGAAACTTTGATTTTAGATACAATTGATTTCAAACCAGCAGCGTTTCCTTTATACTGATCTAACAACTCGGCTTTATCTTCCTTTGAAAAAGTACCTTTTTCAATTGCTTCGTCGATAGTTTCTTCAACTAGTTGGTTTTCTAATTCTTCCGCTTTCGCTTCGAACTCATTAACTTTGTTTTGCAAAGCCTCTTTTTCTTCGTTAGAAACTTTTAATTCATCTCTAACATCTGTTAACTCGCTTTCCAACTTTTCGATTTTGTTAGAAACTTCCTGAACAGATTTTAAAACAGTTTCTTCGGACGCATCTTCATTTAATCCAAAATGTTTAGCAATTTGCTTCATGTCTTTTTTGTTATTATTAATATTAATTATGTCGTAAGAGTTTAAAATATCCATAATAGCAGCTTTCGCTTGGCGTTTTGGTTTCTTGCTCTTTACAATTTCGTCGATCATACCCATTTCGAGAGCTTCGACAGGTGAAATCCAAGTTTCCGCGTCCATGATTTTTGACATTTTCGCTTCGCTTATATTTTTACCAGACCGATTGTTTAAAATAGTCATTAACGAATCACGCATAGCAGCTAAAGCATTTATCACTTTTTCATCTTCGCTTGCTTCGCCGCCCGTGTGTGGGTTGTGAATCATTATTTTACTATAATCTGTCATGTAGATTCTATGTCCAGCCATTGCGATAACACCAGCCATCGAAGCGGCAATGCCCTCGATAAATACATTTACATGTGATTCACTGTTGTTGATTGCTGAGAATATAGAAAAACCGTCTATGACAGAACCGCCACCCGAATTGATATGAATGTTAATAGTTTCAATACCTATTTGATTAAGAAGTTGAATTTCGTCTGCGAACGATTGTCCGTCAATTCCATCGCCGCCAATCTCTGAAAATAGATTGATATGTGCTTCCTCTTTACTTAGGTTTTGAATGTGTTTTGGAGAAAAATCTCTATTCAGATTCATATTTTACGTAAAATTTTATACAAAATTACTAATACAAATCCCGAAAAAGTTGCTTTTTACGCTGCTATAACAGTAGTTGCACAACTATTTTTTTAAGTCCTCGTAAATAGTTCGCTTAGATAAAAAAAGTTCTTTAGATAATTTCTGAACTTCTTTAGCTGAGTTTTTAGATTTGTTAACGCGATCTTGAACGTATTTCGCGCGCGCTTTTAAAGTGTCTTTTTCTTTGTGCATATATTTAAAATTTTATTGGTTTCCAAGCCAATCTTCACCAATTTCCACAATACTTTCAATCTGTTGTTCTGTTAAGACCGTTTTAATTTTTTCATAATAGTAACCATATTTCTTAAACACAAACGCCCAATTGTTTTTTGTAGGGTGTTTTACTGATTGTGGTTTTATCGTTCCATTTGGTGCGTACGGTGGTTTGATAGCTACCCAGACCAATTCGATTAAATTATTGCATTCTGTTTGGTTGTCAAAAACAAGGCCTTCCATTAATAAATATCGTATTTATCGTTAATATAAGCATCTAAAGAATCTAACTCCGCTTCTGTTTTTGCGCCTGAATAAATTATAATTTCCGCGAATTTACCCTTGCTCGAAGAAAGAATAAAAGACCCGCTCGAATCATAGCCACCAAAACCGTAATTAGTCATGCCAACAGAAGCGCTATCACCAGTTACGTAAGAACTATTATTAATTGCAATTTTACTGGACGAACCATTGAAAATAGCTTTAAATATTAACGGTTCTAATGTTACATTTGTAGCGGAGGTTACACTACCCGAATTTGAGAATATTAATAATTGACTTGTACTATTCTTTAATAAAGCACCTTCATTATTCAAATCAGCTGTTAAACCACTACCGCAAATAAACCTTCTTATCAATGTTGAGTCTGTAGGCTCTACAACTACAATCATCGAATATGGGTCTGTTAAACTATTAACACCAGACATACACTCGTTACCATCGCAGTAAATATGTGGCTTGTCGTTTGTTCCAAATCCATCTTCAAACCAAGTTGGTTGCCTGTTTAATGTTAATTGCTCGTAGTCGTGTGTCGCTGGTGAAACAGATTGAACGTTTGCAACGGGGTCTCCGTCAGCTACAGAGCCGCTGTTTATTGTCGTTTCGTCGTCAGCATTAACCCATCCCACAAGGTTGGAAAGGTCGTCTGGATTGGTTACTACGCCAGCCGCAACCGTTCCTGAATTACTAGCCGTGCAACCATTTTCATCCGTAGTTGTTACAATGTATGCTCCAGGAGCTAATCCTGTTGCCGTTTGCGTGGTTTGTGATAATGGGTCATTCCATAAATAAGTAACAACACCTTGTGCCGAAGTAACATTCGCTGTTGCCGTTCCATCATTTGCACCCAAAACCGTTTCGTCCGTAACACTTACCGTAACGCCTATAGTGCATTCACTTGTATCGGATATAACGCTACCAAGATCGCCAGTCCTAAACAGCTTATTTGACATACTTAAATTAGGCCTAGTCATTATCAACAATTTTTAAAGTTAATCTATCCGCTTCGACTTCTGTTTTATCTACTTCTTGTCCTAACTGTATTAACGGCGCTCCGAAATCCATTTGCCAATCGATAACAGCATCGTGGTTTGTGTCCTGCCGCTCTTCTCTTCTTAAAAATGGTCCATAGGTTTCTGTCTGCTGACCTTGCAAAGCGAAATAAACTTTCTGATTAATCTCGTGTATAATTGGGAAACTATCTTCCGCATCCTCTAAATGCTTGTGGCAAATATGAATCGTTATAATGCTTTCGTTTGCTCTCTGTTGCTCCTGGATGCCCGTATGATAGCCACCAGCATTGTTTAAAGTCTGCCAATTAATAGTCGAAAAGTGAACAAAAGCGGCTGGAAAGTTAAAAGAATTTTCAATCGGTTCGTTTAATATTTGACTATTCCACAAACCTACTTTATTAAACGTCTTGCGTCCGTTGCTTTCTGTTAATGCTGAGAGCTTTTCAACTATTGCGTTATATGTTATTAAAATAGACATTATCTTTTACCAAATACTTTTCTGATCTCGTTTCTAATTGTGTCTTTTGTCTTTTTGTCTAGCTCTTTTGATCTGCCTAAAAACTCACGCTGAGGCATACCC